CCTTTTCGAGCGCGCCGACCCGGTTGATGAGAGCAGCAATCTGCTCCGCGCCCTTGACGTTCGCCAGGATGTTTACGTTAAGGTCGTTTTGGGCCACGCTGCTTTTCCTCGCTCACCTTAAAGTAGGCGACCCACTCGTTATACTCAGAAATTGAGATTTCCTCAATCTCTGCGACGGTTTTGCCGAGACGATCCGCTAAGGTGAGGAGGTTGTACCTCAGCGGATCGCTTTTCAGTTTTTTTCCGCTTCCTCAACGCTGGGACCAGACATCAACTCTGCGGCAACGCGCGAGATGACGTTAACCTCTTCGCGCATCAGGATAGGCTTGTCTTCCAGCGTAAACAGCTTTTCGCCCTGGCCGTTCTCAGCCTTGAGGATAATCAGATCAACCATCGCCTCAAACGATGCCGATTGAAGGAAGCTGGGATGCTTGCGCTGGATGCGGTTCAGTTCGCCAGCGAGGAGCGGGCCGAAATAAACAATCTCAGGCTTCCCGTCCTCACCCCATTCCGCCACTTCGATATGCTGCTTGACCGAGGTGCGCTCGGCAATTCGCTTAGCAATGCTCATACTATTCTCCTATTAGACCGTTGCGGTAGTCAGCGATCCGGTCCCCTGCAAAGTGATAGTGGATTCAACCATACCGTCAAAGCTGGCCGAAACGGTTTTCCCGGTGACAATGGCATTGCCCGTGAGGTAGACATCACCAGCCGTGGTGCCTTCAGGCATAAAGCGGATCGCCACTTCACTGCCGACAGTCAGAGCGCCCTGACCAGTGGTGTCTAGCTCGTCCCAGAAAACGTCAACGGTGCCGGTCCAAGCCTTGAGCGTGGTCTTAAAAGTGCGATAGCTATCGCCCATCGAGGTGTCCTCAGCGGTGTCCGAGGTTTCCTCAAGAGAGTACGAACGAATCTCAAGAATACTGTTGGTCGCCCCAACTCGGACAGTGCCTTCGCTACCAGTGTGAGTGGCCATATCGCTTTTCCGTTATGCGAGAGTGGAGAACGACAGGGCACCATTGCCCTGAAGGGTGATGGTCGATTCAACCATACCGTCAAAGCTGGCCGAAACGGTTTTCCCGGTGACAATGGCCGACCCAGTGTAGTAGCGCTCCGACTGACCGGCACTAGCGCCCTCAGGATAGAAGTTGACAGTCACTTCAGAGCCGACAGTCAATGCAACCTGACCGTTCGTGTCGGTTTCGTCCCAGAACACATCGACAGTGCCGGTCCATGCCTTGAGCGTGGTCTTAAAGGTGCGATAGCTGTCACCCATCGAGGTATCTTCAGCCGTATCCGAGGTTTCCTCCACCGAATACGAGCGGATTTCTGCAATGGTGTTGGCACCCACGCGGACGGTGCCCTCGCTGCCAGTATGGGTAGCCATCAACTATCTCCTTTGGGGGCCTGAGCCTTGGCCTTTTTGACCGGCACCTTGTCGGTCCAGCCTATCGAGGCATAATACTCCACTTTGTCGGCACACGCAAGAATGCTGTCATTCTCGCGGTAGACGCGAACCATCTTCATCGCGCGGTCTCCACATCACTAATCGAGGTATAGTATTCCACTGCATAGACCAGCTTGGCGGAAGCAATCGACTTCTCGCCCTGGACATTGATGTCAATTTCGGTGCCGGTCAGAACCGTAGACTTTACCAAGCCGCTAAGATCAAAAGAGCCAGCAATGGCCTCTTCGATCTCGACGCACATGGTGTCGATGGTGTCCTGCACAGAAGTAGACGCCCCCTTGCAATAGGCTTCGACCACGACGTTTATGACCCGACGCAGCGTGCGGGTACCGATTGTGGCCATGCCACTGCTTTCATCGCCGGTATAGACGCAGATGGCGGGGAGCTTGGCATCATCCAGAGCATAGCGGCGCATCTTGTACACCGCATTGCCGGTGGTCGGGAGGCCAGTTACGCGAGTGGCAATTGCGTCCCTGATCTGTTGGCGAACATGGCTCATGGGCGCTCCAGCATCAACGTGGTGACGCCAGTGCCGTCAGTCATGACCACGCGCACCGTGTAGGTCACTGTGCGGATCACGATGGTGTCGCCCTCAGCGGCGGACGGCATGTCAGAAGTGCGGCACACGAACTGCGGAGCCGGAATGGTCACATCCATCATGTCGGTGACGGTGCGGCTTGCCTGCGGTTCGTCAAAAATCCCGTTGACGGTCGTGGGCGAGCCTGCCAGCGGAGTATAGGTGGCCGCATCTCCGAAATCGTCAATCCCGAAGAATATTGCCAGATCGTCAGCAGACTCGACGGCCATTAGCGTTCCTTACGCGGGCGACCACGGGGCTTAGGATCACGATGCTCAAACGCAGGAGCGGCAGCGGCCACGATTTCCTCGCGCTCTTCGTAAGGCGCGATCTTGCCCTGGCTCATAAGAATGTGGGCCTCAAACGGAGGCAGTGGGCCAACAATGTCACCGACAGCCTTCGGGCCGTTCGAGGTAACAACACCCTTGATGCAAATATAGTTCATTTATAGATCATCCTCAAAGGATTGGGGTGGCCGCGACTTCCAAACGACCACCCCTCACCTATCGCTTACACGCCGTCGTTGTTGTAGGCGAACGACACAGCGTGACGGACAGCAACGTCAACCGACTGAAGGGCGACGATGCGAACCGTGCCAGAGGTCGCAGCGGTATAGGGATCAACCGTCAGGTCGAGGCCACCCCACATGCCGATCAGCAGATCGGCAAAGTTACCGAAGTAGACGTTACCGGCAGTGGCCTGCTGCGAACGAATCACGCGGTAGCCGTTGGCTTCGCCGTTTTCGATCACGAACATGCCCGAACCGCTGTCCTTTGAGCGGGTCTTCAGACCGCCGTAGGTCGCCGCGTCGGTGATGTAGGCAAGGCTGCCCATCAGCGAGTTGTCTTCGGCCAGGGCCGTTTCCAGAGCAACCATTTCAGCGAAGGTCGGAACCGCAGCCGCGAACGAGGTCGGCTTGTTGACGCCAGCGGTGTTCAGGATGCCGGTCGGCTGACCCGACGCACCCGAACCTTCCAGACCAGCCTTGTCGATGGCCAGAGCCAGCGCCTGCGTGAGATCGTCACGGATCAGGGCTTCAATGGCCGGAGTCGTCTGAAGGATCGCCTGACGGGTCATGTCGGTGTGGGCACCGACGGTCTTCGGAGCGAGCGTGACCTGCGAGAAGGTCGGCTCCGATTCGCTCGACGCGCCACCCTCAGTGCTGATCCACGCGGCGGTCGAAGCAGTTGCCTTCTTCGGGATCGCCACGTTGCCCACCAGACCCGGCAGCATCCGGGCACCGGCCTGCATCACCGACGATGCGTTACGCAGAACGTCGATGAACGAACCGGCGAGCAGATTGGTGGCAACCAGTTCGTTGTCGTCCGAGGTGTTGATGTCACGGCGCAGGATGTCGGTCGGGACCATAACGCCCTGCGGGGTGACGCCATAACGCTTGCCAGCGGCTTCCGAGGCTTCAAACTCGAACGCAGCGGCTTCGCGCAGACGGCGGTCGCCGGGATTCATCATGGCGGCAATGGCGCGCTGGAACGAGAACTGACGGACTTCCTTGTCGGTCAGGCCGATGGTGTCGTTCTCAAGCGGCTTGTCGTTGCCGATGGCTTCAAGGACGATGCCACGGAACTCGGCAATGCTCTTGCCTTCGCGGATGGCTTCGTGGGCGAGATCGCTCTTGTTGTGGCGAGCGCCGAGAGCGAGGATTTCGGAGGCGTTGCGGGCAGCTTCCTTGGCAGCATCAGCCCGAACCGCATCCAGGTTCACTTCGTCAGTCATGGTGACTTCCTTCTTGATGGATGGTTCAACAGTAGGTTTGGGTTCTGGAGCTACCGCGCTGCGGCCCACGCCAACGGTCGGGTCGGCGGGAATCGAAACTACGGAGACTTCCATAGGGGACCAAGACCGGACATGATATTCGTCCTTCCCGACTCGATCCATTTTGTTGATGCGGTAGCCGACAGAGATGTTCCCTCGGATGCCGTCAACAACGTCCTGAAACACTTCCTGAGCAAGCTGGCTGCGACCAAAGCGAACCTTGGCGCGCAGCTTCTTGTCAGGCGAGAGTTCCACGGACTCAATTACCCCGATCTGCCGTTCCATGTCATGGTCCAGCAAAAGCGGGGCGCGGCCAGAAGCAAGGAACGCGAGGTCAATCGCGCTTGCTTCGTGGATTAGGATTTCCTTGCCGAAACTGCGCTCAACGGGCAGTTCGGACGATACGGCGATGTCAACCGTGCGCTTTTTCTCGTCAAGGCCGCGCGCCTCAATGTCGATGGCTGCGCGATGCACGATATTGGCAGCATTGCGGGCATCGTCAGAAGTGTCGGGCATATCCGGCGAATCCGGGCTATCCTCGCTTTCCAGCGTGGCTGCATCCGAGGTGTCGATTTCGATCTCCACCTTCACAACTGCACGTTCTTCGTCCATAACGGCGTCAATAATAGACCCTTCTGGCACATCACTCAATGCGTCGTGCAATTCTTCATTCAGTTGGGACATTTTGCGTCACCCCTTTACCCTGTGGATTGCCGCCGAACGGGGCAAACGCCATTTCGTTTCCGTAGGCCGCAGCCGTCTCAAGATCGCGCTGCCACTGGCTCTGCGTCTCTGCGAAGTCACGGCCATATTGGGCCGCAACGTCCTGCGGCGACATAATGCCAAGGTGCAGGGCCTCGCCCGCAGCCGCGATTTCTTTCTGGGGGTCGACCCAAGACCAGCCGCGCGGACGGAAGGTGGTAGCGGCATAGAACTTGTCAAACTTAGTGACCGGCAGATTGATGTAGCCGAACTCCATGACATGGCGCAGCCAGATGGCATAAGCGCGCATCACGAAATGTTCGCGGAAGAAGCCTTGAAGCGAGCGATATTGATCCCGCTCCTCCAGCGCGCCCTGCCGCACAGACGAATAAGAGGTATCCGACAGATCGCCCGATAGGCTGGCATACGAGACGCCAAGGCCGCTGGCCGTGCCGCGCAAAATGTTCTTCTGGAACTCAGCAAAGGCGGTTGCCGGGTGGTTAGGATCAAACGCCTTGAAATCCACTCCAGCCGGAAGCTGGTGGAACGTACCCGGCTCAGCGTCGATCAACGGAACGCCATTGTCGTAGTCATCCGCAGGCGTTTCTTCGCCGGTTTCCGATACGAAAAAGCCCATCTTGCTCGCCGCCATGCGTGAAGCGACCAGTTCGGCCTCACGGTGAGCGTTGAGCATCTTGATCTGGCTCAGAGCAGCGTGGAGCCAAGTCTCGCCACGAGTCTGTCCAGCGCGGAGCGGACGGTAAACATGAATAATGTCATCTGCTACAACACGTACACTTTCAGTAGCCGTAACGGCGGTAAACTGGGTGTCGCCGGGGTGCTTGCGCTTGACCCAGAACGCCACAGGGCGCTGATACTGGTCAACCTCAATGCCCATGCGGACTTCGTTGCCGTTATTCAGCTTCTCGGTCTTTTCCACATCCACCAGGTCGGCTTCAAACGGGTGGAAAGCGATGCCATGTGCGAAGTTGCGGTTGCGGATGACCTGTACGAACGCCTCGCCGTCTCTCGCACAGGTGCGGACCACGTATTTCTCCAGATCGACCATCGACATACGGCCATCCGCCGTACAATTGCCGACCTGACCGAACACGGCCCAAGCATCTTCGACAATCCGGTTGCCGATGACATCCATCCCGCCGCTGGTGTCACGGGCCTTGACCTGGAGAACCATCCCCTGATCGCCAATGACATTAGTTTCAAGCAGTTCCAAGAACCGCTTGACGTAGACATCATCGCGGGCCATTTGCCTCGCGCGATTCCGCATCAGAACGATGTCTTGGCGCAGATCAGCGTCGGGTGATCCGTAAGTCCCCTGAAAGTCGGCAAAAAGCCTGCCTACCGTACCGGCGTTATATGCACTCCGCTTGCGCGAAGGCGCGGCCACCGGGGCACTCAGGCCAAAAACTTCACGCCAGAAGCTCATAGGAATCGAACCTTTACAGTAGTCTTGGTGGCCTTACCATTGGCAATGGCAGCGTCACGCCGCTCTTTTACAACTTCTTTTCGGTAGTAATCGCGCCACTGGAGCAGATCAGTAATGCTCATCTTAGCCAGGGAGCGCCCCTGGATGCTGTAGCTGGACACATCCTTATCAGCCCGGCCCTCAAGCAGTGACTGGATCTTGTCCACCATGATTTCCGCATGGGAGCGCGGATCGGTGTTATTGTCATCAAGGTCAGGCAGGATCGTAATGTCGCCGCGATCTACCAAAACGCGCGAGGAATCGCTGGTGCGCTGGATTTCGGCCTGCCAGTGATACTGGCCAGCGGTCCATGCGGCGCTCGTAGTGCTTGGAATCTGGACTACGTACTCGCCGTTGATTTCGTTAGCCGTGAAGGTGATCTCAGCGGCCCCGCCGCCACGGGCACGAAGGATGTAGATCAGGCTATAGCTGGCGACAGGGTAATCTGCCGACAGATCGGGCCGCTTCCACTGGATATAGCTACCAACCGTGACCTCATTGGGTTCACTCGTTGGTGCATTGTCCGCTTCAAAAAGATTGGCCATCTACCCTCATCGCCAGTTATTAGCGAACCCGCCACGCTTCGGCTTCAGCTTCTTTGGATCGGCCAAAGGATGCGGCTTTTCCACCGCCTTTGGACGAGAAGCCTCGACCTTGCGTTCCACATTAGCATAAAATCGCCTCACAACGCTATCCATATTGACATTTAAGATATGGAACGCCGCAATCGCGTAAACCCGAACGTCCAAAGCCTCGTTTCTGGTCCGGGTTTTGACCCAAGCGCGCTTCGGATAGCCCTTGTGATAAGTCGTGACCATCTTTTCAGCCGTCAACTGGCGAAAATACTCGTCGTCCCGCTTGGCTTGGAAGTGGCAATAGCCCGGACCAGGTTCTTCAATCCGCAGGCGAGAGTAATGCAGTTCCTTGGCGGTGTCTACGCCAACAGCGTAGAGCGGAACCTTGCCGACATTGTTCCTGCTGGCGCGTCCGATAATGGGCTTGCCCTCGCCGCCGACGCCCTTGATGGCAAATACCCGGTGCCCAGCCCGCGTCTTGGCGTAGTTATACACCGCCCGCGTGTGGTGGCCGCCAGAGTCAACACAAGTGGCTCGGATTATCATATCCTCGCCGGTCGGATGGTCATAGGTCTTGAGCAGAATCTCATCCAGTTGCGCCCAGAGGCGAGGAGCCGAAGGATCGCCATAGATAATGTGGTAATCAATCTGCCACGACTCTTCCCCAGCGCCCCAGCCGACAATCTCTACCTCCAAGCGGTCGTCCTGAACGTCAACGCCAGCGGTGAGCAGCACAACCTCCTCTGGCATTGCCGGATAGGATTCCTTGCGCTTGGAGATGGCGTAGTCATCCACCTGGTCGCCGCGCTCCTCCCATGTCTCTCCTAAGAATGTGTTGACAAACGTCTTTAGCCGCATGGGGTCTTTGCGGGCGGCGAGGAACTCCTCAACAGCATCCGCCAATACCGCCCAAGGGGAGTAAAGCGCATTCAGGTGGAACCCAGCCACACCGATAAACGGCCTTGTCGCTACCCACCGCCCACGGGAAACGGCTTTATTGCGGTCAGAATCGGTCCAGATTGACCCGCAATGCTCGCAAATATATCGCGCGCTGCGATGATCTTCGTTATCCCAATGCACTTGGGACCACTTCAGCGTCTGCTCAGTTTCGCAATCGTGACACGGAACAAAGTAACGGCGCTGATCTGACTCCTCGTATGCAGTCTCAATGCGGCTCGCACCCTTGGACGTTGGGGTTGATACTAGGATGATTTTCCGGTTCCAGAATGTAGCCGTTCGCCGCTTTGCCAGAGAAATCGGATCACCTTCCTCACCCGCGCTGACACTCTATCTATCCACCTCATCGCACAGAACAACACGAATCGGACGAGAAGCAAGGGAACTAGGGCTGTTAGAGCCAACAAGAGACAGGGCACCACCAGGGAATACTTTATGAAGATGCGTGTTACCACTGTCTTTCACCTTACTGTCTTTTACCTTGTCTCGAAGAGACGGCGTTGATTTCAAAAGACCGGCGGTAATGCGGTCCTTTGAATAGGCCATCGCAAGGTCCAAAGTCGGTTGCATCAGAAGAATGGGACATGGGTCGTAATCCATGTAGTACCCGATGGTATTGTTCAGGCACTCGCTCTTCCCAAGCTGGGCAGCGCACATAAATACCACTTCGCGTACTGCTGGATCGGAGCAGGCGTCCATAACGCCGCGCTGATACTCCGCGCGAGATGTAAGCCAGCGTCCCGGCTCAGCCGAGGACTGTGAATCTAGCATTCGCTTTTGATCTGCCCACTGAGCCACGCTCAAGCGCGGTGGCGGCGTCATCAGACGCATTGCCCCGCCGAGCCGACTCATGGCTTGGTGGCGGATTGACGGATCAAGGGCGGTCATTTTAGCAAGTCCCAAACCTCAACACCGAGCGCACCGGCCATACACTCAACGAATTGCAGCGTGGGGTTGGGTCGAGCGCCGGACAGAACCCGACTGACGTAGCTCGGATCATACCCCGCCCGTTGACAGATCGCCAAAGTCTTATCGGGATGACTCCTGATAGCTGCGGCCAGCCTGACACGAAAGGTAGCGTTCAGGCTCACAGCTTATCAACCTTTCTCGGGCGACCCATCTTTTTGTTTGGCTTTGGCTCGCCGCCATCCGGCTCTGCGGCCTGTACTGTTCCAGTCGCCACCGGATCGACAGACGGCTGATAGTTCGCCAGCTCTGCCAACGCCTCTCGCACTTGCGACTCGATGACATCCTTAATGACGGATATGTCGGTTTCGTGCGCCACATTCGCAGCCAATTTGCTCGGCATCGCAAGGAACTTGGCGCGACAGGCATGAAGCACCGACTCCCAGGCCTTAACTACATCATCAGTGAGGCATAGCGTACCGCGAATGCGCGCCAGCTCAAGCTCTGCAATCTCGGCCTCGGCAGCCACCTTCCTGGTGCGGGCCTCGTCGTAGGACAGGGCTGCGCCACCCGCAAGCATCATGCTTTCGCTTCCCGCTCTTTTCCTAGGCTCAATCATCAAAAGTCAAACCCATTTTGGAATAGTGAGCGCGCATCCTAGCGGCTGCTTCTGGCTTTAGCAATAGAAGCCAACGCGCAGGGTGATGCGCCGCCTTAGCCGCATTGCATGACCAGCACATCACGGTCACATTATTGGAGGAGTGCAGCCCACCAAGTTTAAGCGGGACAATGTGGTCCAGCACCTTGTCTTCGCGTTTCATGTAACCATCACAGCACGGACAAACCTCTGTTGAGTATTTCTGGCGCAGAACATCCACAGTCAAGGAGCCGTCTGATCGCTGGTCTATAAGGGCTTGGCGGCGCAAGTTACCGTTCCATTCGCCGGAATGCACCTTAGCTGATCGGCACTGGCGACACACTGTCTGCCTACCGTCTCGACGGTCGCGATGTGGGGAAAATGCTTCAAACGGCTTGCGCTCGTCACATGCCTTACAAACCTTTGACCCCAGTGCAATGTCATTTGCAACGTCAGCCCATGATCGGTTCTTTGGAGAGCAGCAGTACTTTAATAGCTTATTTGATCCGCCCTCCCTAGGCCAATCACCCATAGGTCTATCTTGACCGCACTTGGAGCAGTGCCGCGTGCGTACTGCTTTTTGCTTTTCGCGTTCCGCTTTTCGGGCCAATTTTTGAGCCTCCCGCTCGCCCCTAGTCTCCTCTGCCACTCTTTTTCGCAGTGCCAAGTTTGTCGCCCTTCCGCAATCAAGGCAGTTTGATACCGGAGCGCCGTATTTTGTCGTTCTGTTAGGGTATTCCGACGCAGGCTTATATTTTTTGCACTTTGTGCAAAGCCAGTTTCCCGAACTAGTATCAAATCTTCGCTTTACGGCTCGATCTGACAAAATCAGACCGTTTTGGTGTCTGCGATCCGGGAGGCCCAGGGCTGTAATTCTCATTTCTCTATAATACCGAACAGCGAGGTTAGTGTCAAATTGATGGGGCTTTGTCACAAATTTTGTCGGG